TAGCATTCGTATTGGGATTGGCTTGGGCTGCACTGGCTCCTGTATTACCAGGGCTGCTGAGAATTTTATCAGCAATAGCCCAAGAGTCTACAGGAATATGCAAACATACTGCACTAGCACCAATCAGAATACCTCGGTCATCCTTGATTTTCTGAACAGTTGTCAGGGCAGTTTCTAGGGTTGATTCTGAAAGATCAGCAGCCGTCAATAAATTCGACTGACTTCCATCAGAAATTGTGGGATGAGAAGCTGAGAAGAAAGCAGCACTATCACCAATAGTATCAGAGAAACCATTGTTGAAAATATTTGCAGCTTTAACCTGTTTGGTATTTGCCATTGCACGGGCCAGACCTTTGGCACGTAACTTAGCAAAAGTATCATACAGGTTGTCTTCCATTGCTTCTTCGGTGATCGCAAAGGCAAGAGCTACTGTCTCTGCCGTATAACGGGCAGTATAGCTTTCCTGTGCATCATCGTAAGAAACGGCAGCACCTTCGCCCTTTGTGGGGGCAGTACCGAAACCCGTGAAGAGGACTTCTTCTTCAAAGGCACGATCAGACTTCTCGATTTCATAGAGAGATTCATGTTCATTATTTACCTCTCCATACTCCATTCCGAATACAGCATTAAGACCCGGAAGGAGTTCTTTGCTAATACTAGCTCTATTAATAGCCATGATTAATTCTCCTTACTAGGCCGAAGAAGCTGTAGCAGTTACGTAACGGTCACGGTGCATATTTAACCAGACCTCTACTATCGGATAAGCATCAGAATCCTTTTCATCAGGATACTTGGCTTTACCGACAACTCTTACTGTTTTTTCGGATTCAGCACCAGAAGCACCATCTAGGTAGTAACTGGATTGTCCAGTGACTGTGCTTCCAGAACTTGCGGTTGAACTTACGGTTACATTATAATTCTTTGCTACGATCAGTTCATTAGCTGATAATGACAAAGAAGCTTGAATGTAGTAGGACTGATCTGGATCAGTTACTACATGGAATTTTATATCCGTGGCACTTGTTCCGCCCGGCCAATACCGAGAGAACTTCTGCTCACCGTTTTCTACATACTGACAACCCATAAAAACCCCTGAAGGTTTAAGAGTTGCAGCAATAAAAGGTGAAATGGTTGCAAAGTTTGCACCTGGCAAAACTACAGGATCACCAGTAAAGATATTATTTGAACATAGTCCACCAGAGGACAGTGTAATCATATCTGTTACGGCTTCGTTATTGTAGCCACCACCTTTTTTACGAGCAGGAATGAAACCACGAAATGCTTTAGTACTAGACATGTTTCATCTCCTTATTTTGAGAAAAGACTAATCCTGAAAAGAAGGTTGTCTTCCTCTTGTTGTTACGGATTTACTTGAGTTCGTTATAGGCATACGAGAGTCAGAGCTTTTCATCAACTGTGCATTAACTGCATCCATCATATCATTGGCCTTTTTCTCATAAAACCTTTTCCTAGCCTTTACCTTGCCTGTTGGCATCTTTGCCAAAGCTAAATCTCCACGACAGACTGCACCAAGATAACGACCTTCTTCCCTCACGAAGGAAGTGACTGCCATTTCAGGAACCTCATCAGGAGTAACGAAGACCCATCCTTCCTGTTGTTTCTTACCAACATTTGTGATGTCATCCTGACCTTTGAGTAATATTCGTAGCCAACGAAGAGACATTCCTTCATTATCAAATCTTGCTTTCACAAGTTCTGGTATATTCAGAGCGTCTGGCTCTTCAAAAGTCCATTCTTCTTCTCTTGTATTCTTTTCCCTTATTTCAGTACTACGTGATTCATTTCGTGTATTCATAATATTTCTCCCACGCTAATTTGTATAAACATCTGTATAATCGCCTTCGGCTTTATTAACCTTCAGCTTTTCAGAAGCATACGTTTCAAGAGGTATATTCCATTTCTGAGCAAGTCTTACATCTTCTTGCGAAAGTTTAACTTTGCCTTTAGAACTCGGAGAGGAGCGAGAACTCCCCGACACCACTTGAGCAGGCATTGACGTATTTTCCTGCCTACGCTCTTCAGCTTCTCCAAACCTTTGCGGAAAAGCTTTTTTGATTCTGCTGTCAACTTCCTGATAGAAGTCTTTATCATTAGGATCATATCCTTCTCCCTTTAGTTCTGCATCTATAGCTAATGCGGCTGCTGTCATTACATTATCTTTACCAAACCATTCATTTGTTGATGCCCATTCTTCTGCTTTAGGATCTGGTGAATGTGCTGGCTGTTGAGGAGCCTGTCTAGGTCTTGGTCTTTTTTGTTGTTTTTCCTCTTGTTGTATGTAATCAAATTTTGCAGAACTTACAGCCCTTAAATCAGCTTGTGCCTCGTTTAACATCTCCTGTGCTTTTAAAACCTTTTGATTATCACCTTCTTCAAAAGCTTCAAGATAGGCTCCACGAGCAAGCTCTATTTTATCAGTTAGTTGTCTCTCTGAAGAATCAAGAGTTAGTTTATTTATTTCTTTAACTTCTTGATTTTTTTGACCTAGCCTACCAACTAGTTCTTCATTCTGTCGTACAAGAGCATTAATCTGTTCATCACGCTCTTTTCTTTGATGTACTAACTGTCTAATTCTTTTTTGTGCTCCTTTTGTTTGAATACCATCCAGTTCTTCGGGATCTTTTTCTTCTGAAGAAGACTTAACTTCTGGCTCTTCAGTATCAGGGGTAGTTGTATTATCTTCGACTTCATATTCAATTTTTTCTGGAACTTCTACTGTGTTCCATTCTTCATTCTCGGCCATTTTTTCCTCCGTTGCTTACGAGACAAACGCTTTACGTAATACTATTATAACATACTTTTAGTCGTTTCCCAAATTATGCTGAACCTTTTCCTAGATTAAATGTAGGATCTAGGTCTTTTGGATCAGCTACTTTCATCACAATCTGATCATCAAAAAGTAGAATAAGTCTTACTCCCTGATAAAATAATTTAGTTCCTGCATGTTTTCCATAGCAGACATGATCTCCAACTTGACACCATGCTCCGTTGGGAAACTTATCAGTATCCTTATAAGCCAGATCTCCCAAGGCAATAACCTTACCTACTGTTGTCAGATAAGACATATCATCCTTAGTTGAATCAGGTATAAAAATACCACCTTTTGTTTTACTTTTTATAGATACGGGTCTAACCAGAACATGAAAGCCTGGTAACTCTGGTAACATAACTGGATCATCAACTTCAATTTCACTTGACATCCATTCATCATTCTTTAAAGCTTTACCTAGTTGTACTTGTTGCATATTACTCCTCATGATAAAATCGTTTTTTAACGATATCTGTTAAATTATTCCTTGCCCATTCCAAACTTGAAATAGAACCTACCATCTGTCGATAATGGGCATAGTCTTCAGCGGAACCATCACCTAAAGAAATTCTTAGTTTATTAATTTCTTCATTAAATTCCTGTATAACTTCGTCCCATATCTCCATTACATTTTACTTTTACGAGATCCTTTTTTAGGACTAGGCCATTCATAGGAAGTACTAGGTTTCCATTCATTAAAAACACCTTTATCTGAATTTTTGCCCCATTTATCTTCTGATAGTTTCATTGAATCTCCAAAAGTTTGTTTAGGCTTTCCAGGCAAGTGTGTTGGATAACCTTTAGAAACACCTTTAACAGTTGTATTATGTTCAGGATATCCTTTACCCTTCTTCATCATTTGACTTCTCCTTCTTTAATTGTTCTATGGCAAGTTTTGCCAGTGTATTAAGCCCCATCATTTCTTTATCTTTTTTATTCTTTTGACTTTCGATAATAAGATCTTGTAATATTTTTAATCTTTCGTTCTCATCTTTAAAACTCATTTTTTCTTTTTCAATACCAAGCTTAGTAAGAATATCCAAGACCTTAATTTCTTTCTTAGACTCTCTATCTGCCTCTGCCTTTTCCTTTTTAAAGTTATCAGTAGCCCCAGATTTCATAATATCAAGAATTTGTTCGTTCTCTTCCAGTTCAAGTTTTTTATTCTTGAGTTCCATTTCAGCCGCTTGAATAGCTGTATCAGACTGTAATTTCTGTTGTTGTAATTCAACCTTCTGTTGTTCTAACTGTACCAGTTGCTGTTCTGGTGTGGGTTGCGGCCCTTGCTGATTAGCCTGTAATACCTGTTGGGCTGCGTCTGCCATTGCCTTTTCAGCCATAGCTGGATTTTGTGCCTGTTCGGGAGGAACTTGCTGAAGTATTTGTTGTGCCATACCATTCATTTGTTCTTGATATTTCATTACAGAATGTTCTTGTATGTTTGCTTCAAGTATAGGTATTATTTTTTGCATAATAGGATTAGCTCCATTTTTAGGATCTTGGAGATAAGCCATCTTAGTTTGAATATGGGCATCATGGTTCTGTCCTGGAAAAGCGGCTATGGGAATACCTTTTGTTGCTGCCATGATATCTGATACAGGGTCCATTGGTTGGGGTTCAACCTTGGGAGGTAGTATCTGTTCAAGATTTGGCATATTGGCTGCATGAAGAATTGTTCTATTCAGTTCCTCCAAGTTAAACATTCCAGGTGGAGATTGTTGTGCCATTTGCAGAGCCATATTTGCCAGCATCATACGATGAGCATTAGAAGGAATATTAGGATCAGAGACAGGAATAATATCTACTCGACCATCAAAATCCTGTTTAAAAATATTTCTATCTTCAAAGGGAACTTCATAAGGATATTCACTAGGGAGATAATCGTAATCTATCTTGGCTAGTATTCTAAACTCATCTCTTTGAGATTTATGTAACCGTTTATGTATGGCTGTGAAAAACTTACTAGAAGCTTCCAGTAAAGCCATTGTTGTTCCAACGGGTCCATAGGAGGCAGCATCAGACACAATCTGTTCTGTGCTATCCGCAAACTTCTGACCAGCAGCAGCTACGAATTGTAACATCTGGTAGAGCGTTGAGGAAGGCTCTTTATAGGGCAGGGGAATTATAGCCCTAGATAAATCTATCCCAGTTGCTTCAACCTCCTTGAACTCACCGGGAGCTATAGGATCGTTATCTCCGACCATCCTTACTCCCTTGGCCTTAAAACCTCCCGGTAAATTAGCGAACTGACCTGCATCTATGAGGGAACGCATAGCAGCCGTTGCACTCATGGTGAGATTACCTAAGAAATGTATAAGGCCCAATCCATAGAAACCAAATCCCGGTACAAACCTGTAGTGAACGAAATGACTTCGTTTCTCTTTGTTTGGATCATTCGGTTCATAGTTTCTACGAATACTTAAAATTGTTCTTGATTGTTCTTCTACTGTTACAATATAAGGTAAGGCAACATCTGAATCTTCTATATCAAGATAACAGTGTTGTTCCAGTAAAACATATTGTGGATCATTATCATAAGAAGGAGACAATCCAATAATTGTATCCATTTTTTCAGCAAATGATGTTACACCTTTTTGTGAAGGTGTTGGTAATTCCATATCTTTATAAACACCAGCCCTCATATCATGAGATAGATCTACAGGACTTTTATAAATAACATGTGTATATCTATCAGCATTCCTCAGATCCGTAGCATAGTAAGACACATAGAATTGGTCTATAGGTATAAATTCTGAGGATGGTCTTTTCAGAGTTGAGTTATAGTAGATCTTTTTAAAGGCCGATCCTATCAGGGGGAGATGGAATAACATTCTTTCAAATTCATCAAAGTACTCAGGCATCTGCTCAGTTAGCTGATAATTCATAAAGTTCTGAACCCGATTAGCCTGTAATTCTTTATCTGGTGTTGCCTTACCCAGTATATTTGCTTTTACTGGTCCAGAGGAAGGGAACAATTCCTGTGAAGCCTTGGATTGGAATTTTACTGCTGACTCTATTAATAAAGGATGTACGGCTGTACAGGCACCTTCAAAAGGCTCTGTCCCTTCCTCTAGTTTTAATCCTAGTAAATCAAATCCTCTTTCAAACATGGATTCCCATTCGGCTCTGGAATCCTTGTCTGCATTAAAATTATCTATAACATCATGAGCTATGGAAGCCAGATCTTCAGCTTCCAGTGTCTCAGACAGATCTTCATACCACTCAGTAATCTCTTCTGAAGCTTCCATCTCTATATTAGGCTCTTCTCCAAAGTCTACCATAACACCCCCATCAGCAGGATCAACCTCAAAAGTAGGTTCATTAGGCATAGGTTCAGGTATCATGGGAACAACATTTGTTTCTCCTTCTGGTATCTGCTCATAAGGATTACGTTCTGTTGCCATTACATTTTATCTTCCTTGGTTGTACAATTGCAAGATTCTGTACAATCTGTACATGTACAAGGATCACATTTACAATCTGGATTAGAACATTTTTGAGTTTCAGTTTCCATTTATATCTCCTACCCTATTCTCCAATTTGAATTTGATTGACCTAAAAAGGGCATCTTACCAGACTCGAAATGTTTTTTCATTTTTGCCAAAGTACCACCCGGTGCTTGTGGTCTGGCTTCCCTTTCAGGAGTTGGTTGTTCATTATAATAAGCCCATTCCCAAGGAGGTATTACCTGAGAAGCTTCATAACCTGTTCCTTCATCTCCATAGTCAGGATTGGCATGTTGTAGATCATCTTCATATTTCATTCTCTGTTCTTCCTTAGATAACCCTTCATATTCATTAATTTCTCTATTTTTCCAGCCTCCTAAAGATTTATCGTCTTCAGAAGAAGGTGGTATATAAGGAGGTCTTTCTGCTACTGGTACCCATCCTAATCTTCGTTTAACATCTTCAGGATCTCTACCGGGACGTAATCTATTCATAAGTTCCATCAGATATTTATTTGGTTCTCTGGCTGGTCCTCTTGCCATTCTTTTAAAATATTTATCCATAGGTGTTCCTTCTTCAGGTTCTGGCTCTGGCTCTGGTTCAGAGTCTGTAGGAGAAGAAACATAATGTTCAAGATCAGCATCAGAAGGTTCTTGAATATTACCACCTTCCTGTCTTCTAACAGGAGTTTGTTTCCTAAGAGCTTCTAAATACTCACCTTGCCAATACTCAAGATATCGACCTTCTAAAAGACCATGCTGGTTAAATTTCCCCTTACCAAGCCATTCTTCTATCTGTTGATGTGTCATATTAGCTGCTTTTTCTCGAAGAGATATTTCTTTTCCAATCTTTCTCAAAGGCACTAAATGTAGTAGTCCTTTAGGCTTGTTATTTTTTGACTTGGCCTTTTCTATAGCCTTAAGTACTGGAGGTATTGTATTTTTACCATTCAATTGTGTATAACCCTTACCTTTAGCACCTCTTGACGGATTAGAACCAATCTTAACTTTTTTAGCTGGTCCTTTTGGATCAGGTAGTCCTTCTCTTACTTCAGTTGCCATTCTTTCTATATCTGCTGGTGTTAGATACTTACTCTGAAGCAGCTTACGAACCATATTAGTTTTTATAGTAGGTGTAATTTGCTGTCTCGTATTACCCTTTGCTTCTGCTAGAATTTTTTCTCTTATATCAGAATGCTC